AATGCTTAATGGTTTATTGACAATCTTTATTCCCTTAGCTGATGAAGCTAAACCAAAGTCTATTAAAATAAAATAAAAGTTTTACCAAAAAAGCGTGTCCTAGCGCATCCTATTTCGTATATTTACGTCAACGAAAAATAATAAGTTATATGGCTAGAAAAGCAAAATCACACACCGTAATTAAGGATCCTTTATTGGAACCGTATTTTGTAACAATTGATGAGAATTGTTGCACCGTTAACGAGACTATACAAAAAGACTCTAACCACTTTAGAAGCAAAGGCACATCAGCAAAGTCCTACGACAAAGCATTAACATTTCATAGTGACTTAGCTGCAGCATTATTTGCTATTTCTAGAAATCTCAAACATGATAAAGAGACTAGAGGATTAGACGAATTATTAGACCAATTTAAAACAATAGAATTAAACCTTAAACAATTTATAAATGAGCAAGTTAGTAGCGCTGTATAACGCAGTTATTGTAAAGCCGATAGAGGCTGAAGAAGAAACATATGGGAACATTATTGTTCCAGATATGGGAAAAGAAACCAACATTTTTGCAGAAGTAGTTTCAGTTGGTGATGGGAATTTTACCTTAACAGGTGATAAAATACCAACACAACTAAAAGTAGGTGATAGAGTAGTATTACCAACACAAGGATTTACAAAATTACCATTTAATGGTGAAGATTTCCTTGTAGGACCTGAAAACAATGTTCTTGCAAAGATGGACAGTGAAATCAGTTTAGAAGATGCAGTAGCATCAACAGAAATTAGTGAACAAGATAAAACAAATTTAACAGAAATTTAATGGAAAATCAAGTAAAATACGGTAAAGAAGCAAGACAAGGATTATTAAGAGGTATTGATAAACTTGCAGACGCAGTAGTGTCAACATTAGGACCAAATGGTAGAAATGTTGTTATATTTAGAGGGCATAATGAAGCACCACAATCAACTAAAGATGGTGTAACAGTTGCAAAATCATTTTTAACATCTGACCCTGAAGAGCATTTAGGACAATTATTGCTTAGACAAGCAGCAATGAGAACAGCAGATAAAGCAGGTGATGGTACAACTACATCCACTTTATTAGCTAGAGAGATGATTAAAAATGGTCTTTCAGCATTAGATAATGGTGAGAATGCTGTTAAAATTAAAAGAGACATTGATAAAACAGTAAATTTAGTTATCAATAACTTAAGCGATAATATTGCAGAAGATATCTCAGGAGAAAACCAATTAGAACAAATTGCAACAATTTCATCTAATAATGATGAAGAAACAGGTAAATTAATTGCTAAAGCAATTGAAAAAGTAGGTTTAGAAGGTGTAGTACACGTTGAAGAATCTAAAACCGGAGATACTTATCTTGAAACTGTAGAAGGGATGCAATTTGATAGAGGATTTAAATCACCTTATTTTGTAACTGATAACGGTTCAATGCAAAGTGTATTAGACAATCCAGCAATTCTAATTATGGACCACAGATTAAGTTCAGTTAAAGAATTATTACCAATATTAGAAGCAGTATCAGCACAAGGTAAATCATTATTAATTATCGCTGAAGACATTGATAATGAAGCATTAGCTACACTAATTGTAAATAAAATGAGAGGCACAATTAATGTGTGTGCTGTTAAAGCCCCTGATTTTGGTGATAGACGTAAATTAGTTTTAGAAGATCTTGCTATTACAACAGGTGGTAAAGTATTTGATAAACAAAAAGGAATGAAACTAGACAAGTTTTCATGGGAATGGTTTGGTGAGGCAAGAAAAGCAACAGTAACAAAAGAACAAACGACAATAGTAGATGGAAAAGGAGGAGTTTCAGAAATTGAAGCACGTGTTGAAGAGTTACAATCGCAAATCGAAAAAGCCACAACGCCGTACGAAACAGAACAACTACAAAACAGACTCTCAAAATTCGTGGGAGGAGTAGCAATTGTACACGTAGGTGGCAATACAGAAACAGAAATGTTAGAAAAGAAAGATAGAGTAGATGATGCTTTACATGCTACAAAAGCTGCTTTAGATGAAGGTATTGTTCCAGGTGGTGGAGTTGCTTTATTATATGCTGCTCAAAATTTGGATCCACAAACAATAGGTGAAAAAATCGTAGTAGAAGCATGTTCTAAACCATTTATCCAAATCTTAGTAAATGCCGGTTATGATAAAGTACAAGGACAAATTTTAGCCAATGATTTATCAAAAGGAAATAACATCTGGGATGGTATTGATGTTGATTCAGGAGAAATTACAAATTTTAGAGAAAAAGGCGTGATAGATCCAACTAAAGTCACTAGATTGGCGTTATTAAATGCAGCATCAGTAGCAGGTACTGTATTACTAACAGAATGTACTTTATCTCAAGATAAGAAATCAATTGAGGAAAAATTAAGAGCATCTCAAGACGTTTCAAACGGGGCATTAATGCAATAATATATTATGGATAATAAAACTAAAATAGAAGAAAATAATGTACTAATCGCCAAGAGAGTTCCTCCTGGCGATAAGTGGCAATTAGTTGCAAATGCTCCTAATGGTCCTATTCATAAGACATTAACTGATACTTTAGAAGCGTATATGGTTAAAACTGGTTTTAAAGGTCACTATAGATTAGAACCGTTACAAAGCAGTTTATATGCAATAGATGCACAAGAAATAGTAATAGAAGCACCAAAAGAAAAATTATTTTCAATTTATGGAGAATACGGACAATAGTTTATTAAACGAAAAGTACAGACCGATAACATTAGACACGTATGTTGGTAATGCTAAATTAAAAGCATCCATAGCTAAACAGCTAGACCAAAACGACATACAAAACTATTTATTTTATGGACCAGCTGGTACAGGAAAGACAACTCTTGCTAAACTTTGTATTAAAAACCTTGATTGCGATCATCTTTATATTAACGCCTCAGATGAAAGAGGTATTGAGACAATCAGAGATAAAGTACAAGGATTTGCTAGCACGATGTCGTTTAAATCACTTAAAGTGGTCATTCTGGATGAAGCTGATTTTCTTACTATTCAAGCGCAGGCTTCACTCCGTAATATTATTGAAACTTTCTCACGTACAACGCGTTTTATTTTAACGTGTAATTATATAGAAAGAATAATTGATCCTTTACAATCAAGGTGTCAAGTATTAAAAGTTGTTCCCCCAACTAAAAAGGAAGTAGCTATACACTTAGCTGATATATGTAAAAAGGAGGGCATTAAGTTCGAACCGATTGCCATTGGTAAGGTAGTTAACCAATACTACCCAGATTTAAGGAAAATGCTCAATACAATCCAATCTAGCAGTAAAGACGGAAGTCTAGATTTGGATGATTCATTACTAGTATCAACAAGTTATTTAGCTACTATCCTTGGGGAATTAAAAAAATCACAACCAAAATTTGTCACTATTAGACAAATAATAGCTGATTCTAATATAGATGATTTTGATGAATTATTTAAATTTTTATATGATAATGCTGATGTAATATTACCTAATAAAATAGGTACAGTAGCCGTATTAATAAATGACCATCAATATAAAGCTAATTTTAGAATTGACAAAGAAATTAATGCAATGAGTTTAATAAATCAAATAATAAATAATAAATAACGTGAAAGTAATTAAAAACGACAAAGAAATGAAAAATCAAAACCAACAAGTCCCTCAAATGAACGTTGATCTTAAAACAACAGAAGGCATTATTAACGCAGATGGAAAAAGTGTTTTCCAATCAGGTGTTATTTTAAGAAAAATCTCTAAATTTGTAGCAGGTACAGATAATGATGCTATTATGCCTATACCAGTATTTTATGATCCAACAAACATGAAAATATTAGGAGAAGGCATTCCAGCTGAATTAAGAGAGGAATTAAAAGACGAGCTCTGTTAAATGAATAATGTATTCGATTGGTTAAAACAAATTAATTCCATTAAACAACCTGTAAGCAGTTTTAGCGATAAGGATTGGGAAGTATTTAATAGTTATATGATTCATAGATTTATGTCTATGAACAAAGAATATATTGAGGTGGTAAATTATGTTCAAGAAATGCCACCTCAAGAGAAAAGGATGATATATAATATCTATAGAGAATTTATACCTAGAAATAACCAATGGAGTAAATACATTAAGTCTAAAATTAAGCAACACAACAAAGAATTATTAGACACTTTAGCTAAACACTGGGAATGTTCCCAGAATGAAGCAAAAGATTATATAAATTTGTTGGATACCACACAAATCCGTCGTATATTGGCGGATCAAGGGTTAGAAAAAAAAGATATAACTAAAATTTTAAAATGACAAAAGAATTATACAATATGCTATTCACTTCAGCCCATGCAGACAAGGCAAAATCACTTTTATCCCTTGAATTATTAGGTAATAAAGGAGTAGGAATTGGTGATCATTCAACCGAAGATTATTATAAAAATGCTGAAGAAGCACTTATTAAGTTAGTAGATGCTGATGATAGGCTAGCGGCTTTAGATACTTATTTTCCACAAACACAAACAATAAATGGGTAGTACAATTACTAAATACGAAGATATGAGCGATAGAGAAATTATGAATGCAAAATCAAGTGAACACCAATACAGTGGTATACATAAATCACCTAAATCACCAACCCATAAAAAAATATCATCAAATGCTGTAGAAGTATTTGAATCAGAATATCCAATATTAGCAGATGAATTTAAAATAATTCAAAAGGAAATGTATGATATGTTTGCTCGTAAGCATATGGATTATGGTTTAAATAATATTGCTTTAGGTGGAGATTTAACCCAAGATGAGGATAAAAAATTCTCATTAACAGGGTTATGTATTAGACTTACAGATAAAATATCACGTCTTAAAAATCTATTAATTAATGGTAGATCATTTGTTAAAGGTGAAGGTATGGAAGATACATTTATTGATATTGCCAATTATGGAATAATAGGTCTTTTAGTAGGTCGTGATAAATGGAAAAAATAATTTGGCTAAGAAAATTCCTAATATTGTAAAAGAGATTAGAAATAATCCACCAACACCACTAAATTATGCGTATCAGAAAAATGTTTCTTATTCGCAAATGAATATATTTAGAGGGTGCCCTCATAGATGGAAATTACAATATAAGGATAAAATCAAACGCTTTACTTCTTCTATACACACTGTATTTGGAACGGCTGTACATGAAGCTATGCAACATTATTTAGATGTAGCTTATGATAAATCATTTGCAGCCGCAGGTAGAGAAATCAATATGGAAGAATACTTCCAACAAGCTTACATAAACGAGTACCAATCCCAATATAAATCAAATAAAAACTCCCATTTTTCAGATGCTGAAGAAATGAGAGAATTCTTTGAAGATGGGGTAGCAATATTAGAATGGTTTAAGAAAAAACGTAGTGCGTATTTTAATAAAAAAGGTACGTATTTAGTTGGTTGTGAAATACCCATCATAGTTGCGCCAAATAAGGCGTTAAATAACGTGTTATACATGGGGTATCTAGACGTTGTCACATACCATGAGGGAACAGATACATTCAAGATAATCGACATTAAAACCAGTACTAAAGGGTGGAGTGATTATGCTAAAAAGGATGAAGATAAACAATATCAACTATTACTATATAAACAATACTTCTCAGAACAGTATAACATTCCACTAGATAAAATTGAAATTGAATTTTTTATACTTAAAAGGAAAGTATTAGATATAGATGATGAAAAATGTTTTTCACCATTTCAAGCTAAAAGAGTTCAACAGTTTGTACCACCAAGTGGAAAAATAAAATTAGGGAGAGCCAAAACAGCAATTAATAACTTTATATCAGAATGTTTTAGCTCTACGGGTAAAATTAAAGAAAGAGATTATTTAGCAACACCATCTAAATGGACTTGTACTTTTTGTCCCTACAAAACAGAAAAAGAACTATGTGATAAAGGGATAATTTATTGATATTCTGATATATGTATAATTAAACGTTATTAAAAAATAAAAATTATGGCTAATAAAGCAAAAATGACACTAACAAGTGTTAAAGTACAAAGCAATTTGTTTGATGATTTTAAAGTTGAATGTGTAAGACGTAAATTCTCTTTCCAAAAACTTGCCGATCGATCAATCTTTTTGTATCTTACCGATGAAGATTTTAGAAAAAAAATTAATAATCAAATTAATCTCGAACAATAAACACTAAATCGAATGAATAAAAGTTTTAAATACCTTCCTCCTAAAGAGAGAAAGAAAATACTACTGATCTGTGATGACATTAGAGTACATTCAGGAGTAGCTACGATTGCTAAAGAAATTGTAATGCATACAGCCCAACACTTTAATTGGGTAAATATAGGTGGAGCAATTAAACATCCAGAAAAAGGTAAAAGATTAGATTTAAGTGCAGATACTAGAAAACATACTGGTATAGAAGATGCTAATGTGTTTATGTATTGTGTAGATGGGTATGGCACAACTCAAGAAATCCATAATATTATTAACATGGAAAAACCAGATGCTGTAATGTTATTTACAGATCCAAGGTATTTTATGCACATATTTAATATGGAAGACCAAATTAGAAAAATATGCCCAATAGCATATTTGAATATTTGGGATGACTATCCAGCACCTAAATATAACCAACCATACTATGAAGCTTGTGATTTATTAATGGGTATTTCAAAACAAACTGTTAATATTAATAAACTAGTTTTAGCTGATTGTGATAATAAAAATAGAGTATTTAAATATATTCCCCATGGTTTAGATCACACTCAGTATTTTCCAATTGGTGAAGATCATGAACAACACAAAGAATTATTAGCATTTAAAGAAACAGTATTTAGAGGCGAGGATGTAGATTTTGTCATGTTTTTTAATTCTAGAAACATTAGACGTAAAGCAATTCCAGATACAATGATGGCATTTAAGTTGCATTTAGATAGTTTACCATTAGAAGATGCATTAAAATGTAGATTTATTTTACATACTGAATTATCAACAGATCATGGTACAGATTTAGAAGCAGTTAAAGAATATTTATTTGGTGAAAAATATCATAAATGTGTTATATTTTCAACTAACAAGTTAGATAGAAAAGGATTAAATTTCTTATATAATACAGCGGATGTTCAAGTGTTATGTACATCAAATGAAGGATGGGGATTAACATTAACAGAAGCAATGCTATCAGGTACACCAATTATAGGTAATGTAACAGGTGGTATGCAAGACCAAATGAGATTTGTAGATGATGATGGTAAATGGTTTGTACCTAGTGCTGATGTTCCTTCTAATCATAGAGGTACTTATAAAAAACATGGTG